CAGTGTTTTAGTGCTCTAGCCCTTGATGAATAAGCGCAAGCAGCTATCAAAAAGCAAGTAAAATAAACCTGTTTCACTGCGCTTTTCGTGTGTTAAAGTTGCGTCGTCTCGAAAGAGATCGGGTTTGAAAGCCCGGTGAAAGGCGCAACAGCCGCGCCCATGCCATTGGTCAGCGGCTTTTTCATTTGTTGCGCAGCATGGCCCACTTTTGGCGGGTCGTGTGGGGCACCCGCGAGGGTGCGCCGGTCCTTTCCCGGTCTTCCAACCCGCACGGTCTGCCTCCCCTGTTTGAAAGCGAGGGTGGCAGGTTTACAACTTGCTGAAAGGAAGCCCATCATGGCTAAACCACGTTCCCCCAAGACTGAAACCCCCGCTACGCCCGGCGTTGACGCAAGCGCGCCCATGCCCGGCATTGGCCGCGTCGAGATTCCCCGTCCTGCTTTCCTTGAAGACGAGGGGGTGGTGATGCATGACGATCTGATTGCCCTGGTCAGTGATTCCAAGGACAGTTACTGCATGGTGTCCGCGCTGACGACCCTGTTGCGCAGCAGAAGCGGCGATGCCCGTGCCGATATGCTGGAAGCGGATGATCGCCGGGGGCTGGCTGAGCTGCTGGACTATGTGCGGGTGAGGCTTGAAACGGTGGTGGAGAATGCCGAGCAGGTGGCGTGGGGATTGAGCTTTCCGGGGACAGAAGTGGCTACTTAGTGCTGGTAAAGTAACTGCCTCAATATTTGAAAAGGGGGCAGTTATGGCATTAATTTCGTGCGGCGAGTGCGGCGGTAAGGTTAGTGATACGGCTTCAACGTGCCCTCATTGCGGTGCACCTGTTTTAGCACCAAAGGTGGCAGGCCAGAGATTTGGTGAGGTTGGTCCAAGCGCAAAGGTCCAGGCAAAGAAGTCTGGAGGCATGTGGAAATGGTTTGTGGGTATTCCACTTGGTTTATTTTTTTTGATGATGGTTTTTGGGGGGATCAATTCAAATCCTGAAAAAAATAGTGACCGTCATGCTTACGAGAATTGCATGGACAGTCTGAAAGCAGATGATCGCGCCCGACGCGGTAATGGCGAATTCATTGCTGGAGCCTGCGAAAGAATGCGTAATGAATACATCAGAAAGTATGGCAATCCGCCCTAAATTTTGACTTTGCTTGTTTTGCGATTAAGCACTTGTTACATTGCCGATGCGCTTCATTCCCATGGGGCGTGTCTCCTTGATTAACGTGTGACAGCTGCGATCAATTACGGCCTGAACTGGCGACGGTTCAGGCCTTTTTTTGTGCCGGTTTACACCCTTTTTTTGGCGTGGCCAAAGCCCGAACATGGGCATCATGGCAAAGGACTGGACTGCTCAACTATCAACTGTGGATTTTCGCTGCGGGGTGTGTAAGCACGCTTGGGCAGATGAGCCTGATTTGATTGAGGAAGCGCCGGATCTGGAGCATCACCCCTACCGGTACTTTGGTGATTGCCCGGTGTGCCATGCGGTGCGGCAGCCGCAAGCGGCTTGGGCGCGGGCATTGATGAAGGCGCACCAGGCCAGCACTGGACCGAAGACACCCGAGGGCTTGGCCAAGGTGGGAAAAAACCTTGAGGGACACCCCAACGCTGAGGCTGTTTTGCGCACCCGTTTCAACGCCATGAAGCACGGCATGGCTGCCAAGACGGCCACTTACTTCCCTGCACGGCCTGACAAATACAGCTTTTGCGAGCGCTGCGAGGTCAACCGAACCTGGTGCGGTGAGCAGGCAGCGTGCGTGAAACAGACCGAGATTTTCATGCTGCACCATGCAGCGTTTGAGAGCCGTAACCCGCGTGTGCTGGCTGGGTTGCATGCCGATCTGCAGTCTGGCCTGACCGCCATGCTGCAAATGCTGATGCAGCAGGTGCTGGGCGATGGTGTCGTGATCAAGCAGCCGCGCGTGGAGCTTGACCGCGAGGGCAACAGCGTGACGCTGACCTATCTGGGCGATGACGGCAAGCGCAAATACATCTACGACCACCAGGCGCATCCGGCGCTCAAAGCCATCAGCGACTTTGTGAGCCGCCTGGGCCTGAGTATGGGCGATCTGGGCATGACGGTGCGCGCCGCTGACCCCGAGGAAGACGAACAGCACGGCGTGCTCAAGCTCGACGACAAGACGCGCGAAACCCTGAGCGACTTCAACACCCGCATGCTGGCGGTGATGGGTGGCGCGCGCGACATGCTGGCCGCTGCCGAAAAGGCGACCAAGGCAGACCCGGTGCTGGTGGCGCATGAGGCGCGGGAGGGCAAGTCGTGAGAAACCCGAAGCCTGATCCCTGCCCGGTGTGCCGATACAAGCCATCGCCCAGCTTACCTGCTGGGGAAAACAAGTTTTGGGAGTGCTCGCATGTGGAGTGCCCCAACCGACATAAGGTCACGTCGGCACCTAGTGACCAACCACCAAAGGAAAACCAATGAGTACAGTTCGCGCGAAATTCAAAGTGACATCAGTCACCGAATCCGAGGGAGGTCTGAAGACCGTTACGCTTCAACCCGTGATAAGCGGTAGCCCAGAGAACGAAAAATTCTTCAAATGGACACCAAGCGGATCAATCCAAATCGGAACAATCAATCCGGACGCTAGCGCTCAGTTCACTCCGGGCGATCAATTCTTTGTGGACTTCACCAAGGCCTGATGATGAAATTGAGCGTTCGACTCGCCACCGTGGAGATTGCACGTGTGGCTCATGACGCGCGGGAGGGCAAGTCGTGACGCTGCACCATGTGGAGGTGTTTCTCGTAATGGTTGCCGTTGGCTATGTCGTGTTTCTGTGTGTCATGGTTTGGCTTTATCGACGGAGTGCCCGCTGATGCGATCCACAGCCGCAGAGCGCCGCAAGTCCTCTATCGTTGCTGAGCGGGAAATCATGCGGTTTGCTGTGCCTGACCCGGATACGGGCATCAGGCCGCATGCGCTGTGGCACAAGCACATTCACAACGTGGAGCTGGACCCGATGCAGGTGCTGAAGATGCACGAGATGGACCTGCACCCCAACACGGTGGACAACAGCTCGCGGCGTACGGGTAAGACGGCTGTCAAGGAAATGCACAACCTGGAGGTGCTAGCCACCACACCGCACCAGGACTGCGGCATCGTGGCGCCACGGATGCAGCAAAGTCAGAACAACCTGAATTACATGATCGACGGCATCAAGCGCAGCCCGATGCTGAAGGCATTCATCATGTATTCAAACGGGCGCATGCAGTTGCGCGATACCGGATTCCAGTTTGTAAACAACAGTCGGGCGGCGGCATTCGGGATCATGAGCCAGATCGACGGTGAGTCGCTGACGATTGGTGACCTTGAAGAGATTGACGACATGCCACAAGAGCGGCTGATGAGTCGTTTTTTGCCGATGTTGGGTGCTGCTCGTAGGATGGGGGTAGATCCGCGACAGTCGTCATTCAAGCCGTCTATTCGCATCTCAGGTGTGTTCAAGGGTGCCGGCGTGCTGCAGCGGCTGATTGACACCGGGGAGTACCACATCCTGCCGGTGGTCAATGTGCACCTGGGCGTGAAGATGGGCATGGTGAATGCCGAGTGGGCCCTGTCCATGGCAGTGCAGATGAGCGAAGAGGAATATATCCGCCAGCTGCTATGCATCAACATCAAGGCGCGCAACTGGATTTGGGAAGAGCACATTCGCCGCGCCTGTGCGTTGGGGCTTGAGGCTGGTCTACAGCGGGCTGAACCGCTGCCGGGCCAGCGCTACAAACGCCGGGGCTTGATTGGATGGGGTTATGACCATACCGGCCACGGTGAATTGCCGGAGGCCTCGAAAAGTTCGCTGGTGATTTGTGAGGTGATGGGCAACTGGCTGACCTTCCCCTATGTGAAGCTGTGGGAACCCGGTGTGAGTGATGCCACGCTGCGCCAAGACCTGGTGTCGATCTGGGACTACTTTAGGCCCGACTACGCCATTGGCGATGCCTACGGGGTGGGGATGATGACGGCGGTGAATGATGACCTGTTCCGCAAGGGCCTGACCGAAATCAACCGCGAGACGGTGAACGATGGTCAAAGCAATGCCAGCAGCTGGGGCTTGTGGGCGTTTGCGCCGATGCGCTTTGAGGGCATGACCAAACATGTGATGGCCAGCGCTCTGCGCGAGGCCTTTCACAACAATCGGGCGGCTTTCCCCTATGTGGACACGGGCTGGGATCAAGAGGACAAGGCCTGGCTGGCCTTTATGCGCCAACTGGGCAACATGAAGGCACTGCCCACGCAGGCCAGCTACAGCAGCTTTCAGATGGTGGATCAGAAGATTGGCGATGACTTGTTTGATGCCGCCTGCGCTGCGGTGTATGCCCTGCTGACCCGTGGGCTGGCGGATGCGCCGGCGGTGATCCTGCAGCACAAGGCGAGTCGCGAGAGTTTGCTGGGTGAGGCCGGCGGCGGCTATATGGTGCACAACGCCGGGGTGGGATTGCCCCGCCTTGGTCATTGAAGGAGAGAAAAGAGTGAGTTACTTTAAAACCCTGGCCACAGCCACCAAAACCAACATTGCCGAGGTATGGCGCGGCCTGTTTCCGCCGGCGCAAGGCACCAGCGAACGCGGCGCTCGGGTGGCCACCGACATTGCCATACAGCGGGCCATGAAAAACGCCATGTTTGTGGACTACGACCGCCGAGCACTGGTGGCGCTGATGCGTCAGATGGATCAGCAAGATGGGCGAGTGAAGATGATCCACAGCCGAGTTAGCCGTGACGTGGTACGCGGCGGGCTGGTGATGCAGTATGGCGAAGAGGCCAGTAGCCAGACCCTGAAAGACGAGTGGGAGCGGTTTGAGCACCGCTTGCAGCTCAACCGCAGCGAAAAACTGCGCAGCGATGCCCGTGGGTTGGTTGTGGAAGGCAACTTGCCCCTGCAACTGGTGTTGGATGACAACCAGGACGTGGTGGCGGCGGTGCGCATGCCCAGCGACACCATTTGCCCCATCGTGGCCATGAATGGTCGCTTCAAAGACCCGGCAGCAGCATTTGAGCAGCGCGACGTAATGACCGGCCAAGTGCAGGCCAGCTTTGCCGCCTGGCAGTTGGCTCTGTGCAGGCTTGACCCCGATAACTTTGACGACCTTGGGGCAATGGGCCGCCCGTGGATGGATGCGTGTGCGGCCACCTGGCGCAAGCTGGTGATGACTGAAGAGGATTTGGTGATACGCCGGCGTGTGCGGGCCCCGTTGCGCCTGGCGCATGTGCTGGAAGGCGCTGATGATGATGTCTTGAACCGGTACCGCCAAAGCACCGAGGGCGAAAAGGGCGAGATCACCACTGACTTTTATTTGAACCGCAAGGGCACCGTGCAGGCCATTCAGGGCGATGCCACGCTGGGCGACATTGGCGACGTGGCGCATTTGCTGGATACCTTTTTTGCTGGCACATCCGCACCCAAGGGCTTGTTTGGCTACACCAGTGGCATGGCGCGTGACATTCTGGAAGACCTAAAGCGCGACTATTACGCCGAGGTGGATGGCCTGCAGGATCTTCAGGCGGGGGCGTATGCTTTTGCCTTCAGGATTCACCTGCTGTTCAAGGGCATTGACCCGGGGCCGGGTGAATTTCACCTGCGGTTTGCCGAGCGGCGCACCGAGACGAACAACCAGGTGGCCGACCTGGCGCTGAAATACATGGCGCTGCAAATGCCAGAGGACCTGATCTACAGCGAAATGGGCTTTGACGCAGACCGCGTGCGGGTCATGAAGACCGAGCAAGCTACCCGCAATGACCCTTACCCCAACCCCTTGAAGGTTGGGCCAGATGGCCTGCCCCTAATGGCCAGGCCCGCCACCAATGTGAGCGTGACCCCGGGCAACGCGCGCAAGGGCGAAAGCGGCACGGCGGTGAGCAACCCGGGCGGTAATGGCGGGCGGGGGAGAAGCTGACATGGCAACGGTAAAAGATCAATTGCAAGCGGCAAAGCAAACCCTGTATGAGGAAATCTCGGCGGCCATCGAGCGCTACCAGACTGAAACAGGTGTGACGATCGACAGAGTGACTTACGTTCACAGCGACTACGCCAAGCCGCCAAAAACTCACTTCATTGGGTTTTCCATGAAAACTGATCTGGACTGATATGCGTTACACGCAACACACCTCCAATAACCATGTGCTGGGCGCGCCGCCCGGGTGGGACCAGAAAGAGCTGCCGTGCGGTGCGCTGCCGGTGACCTGTGTGGAGATAGAAGGAAAGCCCGCCATGGTGTCGTTCTGGAAGCCTGATGCTGCGGATATGGCTATCCTGGCTGAAGGTGGCACTGTGGCACTGTGGGTTTATGGCACGGTGCATCCGGTGGTAGCCGTGGGGGTTGATCCGTGAACACCGCCGCCACCCGTTCCGCCATCAAGCGGGCCAGCCAGCAGGCGCGCAATGCCATGCAGGACATGGATATGAGCATGATTGACGACTTGCTGACGCTGTACACCAACACCGCTTTTGAGGTTGCGCAGGCGATACGCGCCAAGGTCAATGCTGACAATATGGTGCCGATCGCCCAGCTTAAAAACCTGTTGCGCCAGATTGAAGACATCGTTGACAACCTTGGTGCGCGCCGAGACGCGCTTTTGCTGATAGATCTAGAAGCTGCAGCTGAGTTGGGTGTGCGACCTTACACCCTTGGCGGGGTGGTTGCTACCGGTGGCGCCGGCCAGGCCGTGCTCAACAGCGCAGCCGCTATGCGGGTGAGTACTGATGCAGTAGCGTTTGTACAGAGCTTTACCGCCGCTGACGGGCTGAAACTGAGCGACAGGGTATGGCGCCTGAACCAAGGGGCCAAAGAAGTGCTGACCCGTGCCATAGGTCAGGCCGTGGTGTCTGGGTGGGATGCCAGTCGGGCAGCAGCACAGTTCATGTACGACGGCCAGCCGGTACCCATAGATGTAAAAGCGCGGCTCAATGGTGCCAAAGTGGATGAACTGGTGCGTAAAGCTGATTTGCTGGTGGGTGACCAGGGTGAAGTGTGGAAGGCAGATCGGGTATTTAGGACAGAAATCAACCGGGCGCATGGCACGGCCTTTATGACGGGGGCTGAGAGGACGCCGGGGTTCGTGGGCTTCAGGTTTTTGCTGAGCCCACGGCACCCCAGGCCGGACATTTGCGACCTGCTTGCAGCGCAGAACCTGTATGGCCTGGGGCCTGGGGTGTACCCCGATGCCAAACGCTGCCCGTGGCCAGCGCACCCCAACACTTTGAGCTTTGTGGAGATGGTGTTTGACGATGAGGTGACGGCTGCGGACCGGGAGGGTAAGGAGACCCCTATGCAAGCCATGAACAGATTACCTGCAGACGTGCGCGATGGTGTTTTGGGTAAAACCAAGGCCGCGTATTTTGATCAAGGACTGCTGGGGCAAGGGTCGATTCGCAGTCCACTAAAAGCGGTTAATGCCCGATTGGAGCGGCAGGCTGCGGTAGCATCCAAATCAATGCAATCACATCCTGACGCTCTTCAAAACTTTGAAAATGCAACACTTCGACCAGAGAAGTTGCTGAATTACTCGCTTGACATGACGAGCGAAAGCGGACGGGACAAAGCGATTGTTTTTAACTCTATGCTCGGGTATAACAAAAGCAACTTTGAAGATTTGCGACAAAAGCTATTAGCTGGGATTGCCTTTGTGCCTGGCGTGAAAAACTTGCAGGATGCCCATGGTCAGCGATACACTGCACTCATTCCGGTCACCGGCCCCAAAGGGTCAGCCGTAGTTACAACCGGCTGGATTTACAGACCGGGAAGCAGTATTCCAGATTTAACGACAGCATTTATTGACACCAGGAGGAACAAAAATGTTTGATATGTTCCAGTCGATCAAAACCACAGTGCCTGTCCCGGCGTTGGGGCTTGGTGCGGGTGCAAAGGGCGTTATCGTGGATGAGTATCACAAGCCGTACCATGCCTACGAGATCGAGTTCATTGACGCTGAAGGCAATACCATTGGATTGCTGTCCATGCGGCCCAGTGAAATTGCTAGTCAAATTCCAACTCGTCTCGCGGCCTGACAACTGCCGCACAGTGCGGCTTAAGCGTGCCAATCTATGAGCTACTTTGAAGCCGCCCTAGAAATCCACAAGGAAAAGTTTGAGCCCTATCGGGCGCTGATCGTGCTGGACGACAAGGCGCTGCGCCGCTACGTGCTGAGCTGGGGGCCCCAACTGGTGCGCCGCGATCACGATTACCCACTGGATGATGACATGGCTGCTCTCTGGGCCTGTGTGGTGGTGGACTTTTCAGCACTGGCCGATCTGACTGGCCACAGCCTGCCCCACGTCATGGGCTATTTCAGGCAGGCACAGGGCCTGCAATTGATTTACCCGGATGGCACGGTGCCGAATGCAGTGTCCAAGATCTTGCGCAAGAAAATGACTGAGATTTGCTGTAGTTAGTTACTGCCCGTCAATCAAGCACCAAGCGCTACCCAAACCGTAGTGCTTTTTTTTTAAAAGTGCCAAAACGTCCCCTTTTTTTGTCCGCATAAGCCCCTGAAACTGTGTTCACTCGGCAATAGCGTCGAAGAGGGGCACTATGCACAACAGGCAGCGGATCATTGCAATGGCGGCACGGCATTTTTGCTTGGCGGCGCAGGACGTACCCGGACGGGTGCGTTTCTTGAGCCAAGCGGTGCAGTTGGCCGATGGCTCCACGCAAACGTGGGTGACGTTAACCCGGACGGGCAACTTTACCGACCCCCGCTATGGCGATTTTGCAATCACCCAGGCCATGCTGGCCCAAATGGTGTCCAACTTTGATAAACGCGTGCTGGGTCAGGATGTGTTTATTGACGTGAGCCACAAGCCCAGCGACGGTGCCGCTGGCAAGGTGCTCAAACTTGGTGTGGAAGGTGGGCGCTTGCGTGCCTTGGTGCAGTGGACGCCCTTTGGGGTGGATGCCATCAAGCAGCGCGGCTTTGCCTACCTGAGCGCCGAATACCACGAGGCATGGAAAGACAACGAACAGCAACAGCCCCATGGCTGCGTTTTGCTGGGCGCTGGCCTAACCGTGCGCCCGGTGATCAGTCGCCTGGACCCGGTGCAACTCTCTGATGACGATCACGCTGCTGGCACGGATGTGCGCACGGCTATTTCACCCTCTCTTTTTAAAGAACTTACGGAGTTTTCCATGAACAAATATTTGCAAGCCTTGTTGACACGCCTGATCGCTTTGAGTTTTACAGAGTCCACGGCCAAGCCGATGATGGATGCAGCTACCCTGCAGATCACCGCGGCGGGTGCTGATGAAGCCAAGTGCCTGGCAGTGGTTGACAGCTTTGCTGCCATGGGTGAGATGGTGAAAGCCGCTACCCTGCAATCCGGTGGCGACCCCAAAACGGTAACGATTACGATCGCCGCCCCAAACAATCAACAGGTGGACGTGGCTGCTGCAGTACAAAAAGCGCTGGCTGATCGCGAGACTGATGCTGCTACCGCTGCCGCTGCATTGATCACCAAAGTGAAGCTCTTGAGCGACACCATTGCTGAAGGCGACAAGACGCTCACGCCTGAAGGGGTAAAGAAGTTTGCCGACGACTACGCCCCGCTGGTGACAGCCGGTTCGACCGATGCCCAAGTAAAGCACCTGGCGACATTGGCGGTGGCGCAGTCGCAGGCTTTGGGCGCTGCACGCAAGTTGGCTACGCTGGGCTACAACCCGGCCAGTGGCCACGTGCACATTACCGTGGACAGCAGCAACAGCATCAAGGCGCTACAGCAAGAAATTGACAAGCGTCTGGGTTTTGATGGCATGCCTGATTACAAGCGCTATGAGCGCACGGGCGGCAAGCTGTTGGCTGCCAACAAGGACTTTGCTGAGAAAGCGCTGGCCCAGTTTGACAGCATGCACGGCCACCAGCTGGATGCTGAACACAAGGCTTTGGCGGGCGGTGTGGGCGTGATCAGTGATGTGGCAGTGCCCAGTGTGGCTGAACGCACGGTGCTGCGTGAGGCGCTGTACAACATGACTAGCCTGAATTTTGTCAACGTGGGCACGGCACCGTTTACGCAAGTGATCACCATCCCTTACAGCTATCGCGATACGACTGCAGCGGGTGTGAGTGCTCTGCGGCAGTACGAGCGCCAGGCTATTCGAAAGGCTGGCGTGATCCAGACCAGTGAAGAAGCTCGCCCCATGCCGCAAAAGCTGGCATTTGAGGTAAGCGCTGAGCTGAAATTGCTGATGAGTAGCAGCGCCAGTGTGATTGATTACGACCCGGTGAGCGAGAACATTCGCAACATGATTCGGGTCGTTGGCGAGGACACCGAGGCCATCAACCACAACGAGTTGGTATGCAGTGCCGATGAATCTGGCAAGGCAACAATTACCGACACTTTGACCGCAGATGTGAACGGCACAAAGAGCATATTTGTGACCACCCGGTTCCCTGTGGTTCGCCCACGCAAGGTATATGACCTGAAGGGCACCCAAGTGGGTAGCACCACCAACCCGATGGTTGTGACGTTGAATACTGTGGTGCGCTCAGAGTACCTGGCCAATGCCGACGGCTCTGCGCTGGCTGCAGGCATCTATTACGTTTTGGATTACAACTTGGGCGAGTTGCATTTTGTGGATCAGACAGGTGCGCTGGTGGTGCCTACCAACGCCTGGGTGCTGACAGTGGCTTACAGCTACACCACCAATGCAGTCAAGTTTGACAGTGATGCTGTCGCTGGTGAAATTGTGGGCGCCCGTTATGACAGGCTTTTGACCTTGATTGGTGGGCGTAAAGCCTTGATTGCCGCTGATCGCTACTACACGCCCAACATGGTGCTGATGAGTCCTACGTTGGACAACGCAGTGACTCAGGCCAGCAGCTTTGTAGAGAGCATGGCTCGCACGGCAACTGGCTTGGGCCCCGATGGCAGCCTGGGCCAGCTCAAGGGCATGAGCGTGTTTAACAGCTCAGCGCCCGGCATCATGTTGGGCGACACCCGCATTTTGGTGGGTGAGCGTGGTAACACCCGTTTTCGCATGGTCAAGCCCTGGAGCATGAACCCGCTGGAGCAAGCGCGCAACAGCGCAGGTGCCTACATTGATGCGCAGGATGGCTTTGGCACGCAGTACGTGGTGAGCCACACGCCGGCGCAGCTCAAAAACAGCCTGACCAGCGTAATTGTGTACAGCGCTACGGGTCGCGTGGCGCGCTAACCAATAACCCAAGAGAGCCAGGGGGATTTCCCCCAAATGCAGCAAATCCCGGGCAGCCAACGCTGCCCGGGTCTGAAGCACCAAAAAAGGAGATAGATGTGGTTAAAAAGTACGTAGAGAACAACACGCCCAACACGATCTATGTGGGTGGTTTGATGATTGCACCCGGTGAAGGCCGCGAGGTTGACGTGCCTGGCGAATCTGCCAAGCCGGTGCTTGAAGATTTGCCGGACCCTGATGGTGCCTTACGTGAGTTGCTGGTTGGCAACGTGGCATCAGTAGCGGCTGCATTGGATGGCTTGGGTGAATCTGCCTTGATGCGCTTGCGTGAGCTTGAGTCTGACATGATCAAACCACGCAAAGGGGTGCTTGAGGCGCTAGATGTTGCGGCGATCGCGCTGGCATCAAAAGCGCTTGACCTGAAGTCTGACCCACTATAGAGGCTGAACAAGCATGACCGACACGATGTCGCTCGATTACCTGGTGGCTGACCTCAAGCGCAGTTTGCATGATAGTGCGGCTGTGTTTGACGCGCCGGGTGATGCTGATTTTGTGCGTTTTTTGAACCAGGCACTGCCCGATATGGGTTGGAAGCGCAGCCGCACACTGGTGGGGAAAGTGCTGCTGGTGGCGGGCATACCCAGCTACAGCCTGGCCGATTACCCTGATTTTTATGGCTACAAGGCGCACCTGTGGGACATCAACCCCGCCAGCAGACTGCAGCCCTGGGAGCCTGGTTACCCCGGTGCGCTGCCGCGCCTGAGCAACTACCGTGATGGAATGGGGCAGTGGCTGGCGTTTGAGCCGGCGCCGAGTGCCGAGCACATAGCCCAGCGCGGCGCGGTGTGCAAGTTTTACTACATGGCCAACCACGCATTGGGTGTGGTTGCTGCAGACACCACCGTGGCCCCCAAAGACCGGGGTTTGCTGCTGCTGCGCGCGCAGGCCGAGACCATGCTGGAGCTGACGCTGCGCAACGTGTCAAAGCCGGTGCAACTGCGCGACGGCTTGAGCGGCACGCCACGCAACAGCACGCCGCGTGCGCTGTATGACGCGCTACTGACCACATTCATGGAGGCGCGGTAATGGCCGCCACCGTAACCGGAGTGCACCAGGTGGTGTTTGCACTGCGCGAGCATGGGTTGGATATGGAGCGCGGTCTGCAGGATGAGCTTGCAGTGCTGGCCCAGTTGGCTGTGCGCACGATGCAGCGCCTAGTTCCGAAAAGCCGGAGCACTTTGTGGAAATCGATCGAGCAACGGAAGGTTGACGCTGAAGTCTATGAGATCAGGCCAACGGTGAACTACGGCGAGTTTGTGGAATACGGCGTACCCGCTGGTGGCAAGGGTCTGCCAAGATTCTTTGATCCTGCCGGTGCAAGTGTGGTGGACTGGCTGCGTCGCACGGCGTTCAATGGTCAGCATAAGGGCGGCAT